CACCTGGTGGGTTTATTAGCATAACATCTGCACATACCTTTGCATATTCAGTGCCAGGTTTAAATATAATTCCAGCCTTCATGAGTTCACCACAGTTTTTTAATCTTGCGATTTCAAAGTCTAATCTTTTATTAGCAACAGATTGATTCATTAATGCAATATTTGCTTCTGCTGCCTGTTTACATTGCTCTTGTAGTTTTTTATCTAATGGTTTTGACCAAGTAGCAGATACACCAAGTGATACTGTGCTACTATCTTTCTGTCCTGTTCGAACTGGTTTATAATACAAAATCTGGCCGGGATTATCTGGTACATCGTCATTATCTGCGTCTACATTGTTGTACACGGGATCCATCCAATAATCTTCATAGGGACGCTTTATCGCAATATTTCCGGTGAGAAAGGGGGTAACGTTCATGGTAGGGCCTTGACATTGAATACCGTTACCATAAGTGTTTGTAATATATGGGCCTTGTAATACTTGTATAGCTTGATTGGTCACGGAGCCTGAAGAGTTGGCTACGGGATTTGCAGTCGCAGATACACCACCGATATCAGAAGCGAAGGATGGTGAAACAGAACCAAGTAAACAGATTGAAATCAGTTTGAAAACGTACTGGTTGTGTTTGTGACGCTTTGGATAGTTGTTGTCCTCTGTATTATTGTGTGATTTGAGAGGCCTGGCCCAGAATAACTTTCTGTGAATTGAAAGGCTTCTCCGGGTGTTGTTAATGTGAAGTTTGGTTTGTTGTTTAGATCTAAACCAGTCCATGTTGAAGTCACTCCATTCAGTGTATTGCTATTTCCAGTCGTTGATGGAGAGGAAATAGTGTTGCCATCATGTGAAATATTTGTGCCTGTTATGACGTACTGATAGCCAGTATCATAATTCATACTATTTATTGTCTCAGCCACAGTGCTCGTTGTCTCTGTATTTGAGGTCATCGAGCCTTGAGTAAAATTAGGCACCACAGGAACAGACATCGCAGTCTGGACATTCGCAAGGGCAGATACAACCACAACCATCGCAAGTTTCTTGTTGATGGTTATGCATTTTAAGATATTGTTGTGCTGCCAAGTTGTCAAGGAAATCATTTATCATGCTAATTTATTGTGAGCTCGTTCACAAATTGTCCAGTAGCCACAGTACCAGCGCCGCCAGCTGTTACAGTTATAACCCCTGCACTTGTGATAGTACCAGCTAATGTGTCTTTTGTACCAGCAGCAGTTGATACCTGACTTGAGAAGTTACCAACAGCACCTACACTTGGAGCAGATGTTGGCACCGCATCAGCTTGAATATAACTAGAACTAAAGCTAAATGCCGCACCAGCTGTGTCCTGAGTCGCTGCAATCGTGCCTGGGTTATAAACACCTGATGTGATTGTTCCAGCAGATACTGTACCCGCTGTTGTACCATCAGTTGTATCAATGTTTGAACCAGAGATCGTAAATGTTGAGCCAACTCTATCAACCTGAGTCGCTGCTGCGTTCACACTCAATTGCACACTACTGGATAGTTTGTGAGTCAAATCTGCCATAGCGGGTGAACTAAATCCAAATAACAATAATATAGGTAAAAATTTCTTCATTTTTAGTTTACACTAGTATTAGTTTTATTTATTACTATTTTAAATTAACTTTAGGTATTGTATCCTATGATACTTGCCAAATATGTAACGTTTTGTTAATATAAATAACGGAAGGGTGTTGTTTTCAACACACAGCAATGGACTCGAAAGGATCGCCCTCCAATGCAAACTGCTTTAACCGAGACCTGTGAGCAGTATAAGCAATAGTCTCTCATATCCAGTAGCGAGGGGTTACTGGAAATAAGTTTCGCATCTACCCTTGGTGCCCTACTTAACGTCTTATTAAATGACAACCTCAAATATTTCACGCAGACAAACCAGTCTCCTAGCAGGCTGGCCCGAGTTTTGCGAATGGGTAACATCCACTGACAACAGAATTTATGTTGGATGGTTCGGTGTACTCATGATCCCATGCCTGCTAACAGCAGCTGCATGCTTTATCGTTGCTTTCATCGCAGCACCTCCTGTCGATATCGACGGAATCAGAGAGCCAGTTGCTGGTTCTTTCATGTATGGTAACAACATCATCTCTGGTGCAGTTGTTCCATCATCCAACGCAATCGGTTTGCATTTCTACCCAATATGGGAAGCTGCAACTGTAGATGAGTGGCTCTATAATGGTGGCCCATATCAGTTGGTTATTTTCCACTTCCTCATTGGTATCTCCGCATACATGGGAAGACAGTGGGAATTATCATACCGTTTAGGTATGAGACCTTGGATCTGTGTTGCTTACTCAGCTCCAGTATCTGCAGCATTCGCTGTGTTCTTAGTGTATCCTTTCGGTCAAGGTTCATTCTCTGACGGAATGCCACTAGGTATCTCAGGTACGTTCAACTTCATGTTCGTGTTCCAAGCAGAACACAACATACTAATGCACCCATTCCATATGGCTGGTGTTGCTGGTATGTTCGGTGGTAGTCTCTTCAGTGCAATGCACGGTTCTTTAGTTACATCTTCTCTAATCAGAGAGACAACTGAAGACGAGAGTCAAAACTACGGCTATAAGTTCGGACAAGAAGAAGAAACATACAACATCGTGGCCGCTCACGGTTACTTTGGTCGTCTTATCTTCCAGTATGCTTCTTTCAACAACTCAAGAAGTTTACACTTCTTCCTAGCAGTTTTCCCTGTAGTCTGTGTATGGTTAACCTCAATGGGTATCTGTACAATGGCATTCAACCTTAACGGTTTCAACTTCAACCAATCAGTTGTAGATGCTAACGGTAAGATTGTTCCTACATGGGGCGACGTTCTTAACAGAGCAAACCTAGGTATGGAAGTTATGCATGAAAGAAATGCTCACAACTTCCCACTTGACCTTGCTTCAGCAGAGTCAACAACAGTTGCTTTAACAGCACCTTCAATCGGTTAATTTATAACCCACAATAAAATAAAGGCACCTTCGGGTGCCTTTTTCATAGGAGAAAATAATGGTAGCATCTACCTTACAAGCACCCACTAGGGGTTGGTTTGATGTTCTTGACGACTGGTTAAAGAGAGACCGATTCGTATTCATTGGATGGTCTGGTCTTTTACTTTTACCTTGTGCTTACCTGTCTATCGGAGGTTGGTTCCTTGGAACTACATTCGTTACCTCATGGTATACACATGGTATCGCATCCTCTTACTTAGAGGGAGCAAACTTCTTAACAGCAGCAGTCTCCACACCTGGCGACGCTATGGGTCACAGTCTTCTGTTCCTTTGGGGGCCTGAAGCACAGGGTTCATTCGTACGTTGGTTACAACTCGGAGGACTATGGAACTTTGTAGCATTACATGGAGTCTTCGGACTCATAGGTTTCATGCTCCGTCAGTTTGAGATCGCAGGACTTGTAGGTATCAGACCTTACAACGCACTAGCATTCTCTGCTGTTATCGCAGTCTTCACTAGCATCTTTTTGATCTATCCACTAGGTCAGCACAGTTGGTTCTTCGCACCATCATTCGGTGTCGCAGCAATCTTTCGTTATATTTTATTCATACAAGGTTTCCACAACATTACATTGAATCCATTTCACATGATGGGTGTTGCAGGAATACTAGGTGGAGCATTACTATGTGCCATTCATGGTGCAACAGTACAGAACACATTGTATGAGGACACATCTGTTTATTCAGATAACAAAATTCAAAGCACAACGTTCCGTGCCTTTGACCCTACACAGGATGAAGAAACTTATAGTATGATTACAGCAAACAGATTCTGGTCACAGATATTTGGTATTGCTTTCTCTAACAAAAGATTCTTACACTTCCTTATGTTGTTCGTACCTGTGATGGGTATGTGGACATCATCAATTGGTATCGTAGGTCTAGCACTTAACCTCAGAGCATACGACTTTGTATCTCAGGAGATAAGAGCAGCAGAAGACCCAGAGTTCGAGACTTTCTATACAAAGAACATTCTTTTAAACGAAGGTATGAGAGCATGGATGTCTTCAGTTGACCAACCACATGAAAACTTCGTATTCCCTGAGGAAGTATTACCTCGAGGTAACGCACTGTAAACATATGCTGAGGAGCACAAGCAAAAATGACTCAATTTCTAGTAAAGTATGGTGGATACCTATCCATCTTTGAATTTATATTCTTTGTTGCAATAGGTATCACGTTAGGACCTGTCCTAACATAATGTGTTGTTTAAGGGACCTAACCGTCCCTTTTTTTATCTTGACTTACTAAATTTATATGCTAAGATGGTATCATGACCAAACTCATTTCAAAAAACGATCCACAGTGGTTCGCACAAACAAGCGACATACCTTATGATCGGCATCGCTATCGTATAAATTATACGACAGGTGATTCAGTTGAATTTGATACATGGGATCAGATGAATGCACATTGGTTCCAAAGTCTTCCTAACGTATTAAAAAACGTGGAGGTCATAGACATCAAGAAAACAACAAACAAACCTAAAGGATTTTGATCATGGATAAAACTGGATTCATTAGAGAGTTTAATGTAACAGCTTATACTTTAAAAGGATGTGTACATTGTTTGCACCTACATGAATTACTAGAACGTTCTAATATTCCACAAGAACGAATTACATATGTCGATGTCGGTGAGGACATTACTAAGGAAGATTTCATTAAGAAATTTCCCGAAGCAGGTGGTTACCCACATGTAGTCATTGATGGTAAAACCATTGGTGGACTGGTAGAAACGGCAAAGTATCTGGTCAAGAAAAAAATGGTATCAACTACTCCAAATGGGTAAAGACACTATAAATAAAGGCACAGAGCTTATGCTTAGAAGGAGGCAAGCGATAGAGCCACCGTCCCCTGTTATAAAACAGTTAGGGACAGACGTATCATTCTCTCTTCTCAGGCGAAAGTTTAGAATTAAACTGAATCTTAGTTGGGAGAAAATAACAGACAACTAAGGAGTGGAAACATGGAAGCGACGACATATGTCCTATTTTTCTCAGCAACATCATCATTTTTATTTTTATGTGTTGGGATTGTAGCAGGGTGGACCGCAAAGGACTTCATGCATGACTACTTCTATAACGAAGAAGAATCAGTCTCCATGCACCCAGAAATGTATGACCAGGCAGGTCAATATATACATGAAGAATTATACTCAGTTAAATTTGTCGATGAGGACGACTTGGATGAAACTATTGATTAATGAGGTACTTCAAAAAGTATCAAATGCGAAAACAAAAAAGGAGAAGATTAAACTTCTACAACAGTTCAACACACAGGCACTTAGATCTGTTTTGATTGTTAACTTTGATGAGTCTATTATATCTCTCCTACCAGAGGGTGCTGTTCCATATCAACCGAACGAAGCACCAGAGGGGACAGAACATACTGTCTTGGAAAAAGAATCTAGAATCTTGTATCAC